CGGCGTCCTAGGCCGCTAGACGAAGGGGGCCAGCCGAATCTCTCCGGGGTACTCACAACGCTGTGACGCTGGGAGCCTCGATAGCTTAGGTTACCGGGACCCCAATCCTCAAACGAGCTGCCCTTTGGGACGCAGTATTCTGTTCACTCGCGCCCCTATAGCTCAGTTGGTAGAGCTACGGACTTTTAATCCGCAGGTCGTAGGTTCGAGTCCTACTGGGGGCACTGGTCAGAGATAGTTTACTTGTGACATGTGTACAAACAAGTGTACAAACCGCGAGGCGCCAAAGGCTCCGCATACGACGAAAAGCGCCCCCGGTGAGTTGAGAGGGGTTTCTCACCGGGGGGCGCCTTTTGGGGCAACGCCCCCGGCGACAGGAATGGAAACCGGGGGCGTTGCGGTCTATGGGGGCTGATCACTCGTCTGTTTCCCAGTAGCGTCTGGCGAGCTTGTCGGTGATCCAGCAGACGAACACGACGACGGGCCAGGCCAGAAGCGATTTCGCGATGTCCTTTATTACTTCCCGGTGCTTCATGGGTTCCCCTTCCTTAGTTAGTAACCGACCCCCGGTGATTTCCGGGAGCCCCAGATGCAGTGCAGTGAGGGGTAGGGACTCGGGGGTCTACCGGGGGCCGGTTACAACCTCGAAACTAGCTGTGGGGTTGTTGTGACGCATTGGGGCTGGCTACCTAGTAGCTGTCCCGGTTAGCCCTCTGATGGAGCTAGTGCTAGCGGGCCGCAGGTGTGCGCAAACACGAAAACGCCCCCCGCCGACGAATCGACGAGGGGCGTTCAGGTGCATGCTTCACCGGCCAGTCAGTGCGGCGAGCCTATTGAGCGGATCTAACCGCGGGGGTATCAGGTTCAGCAAGTGCAGCGCCAAGCCGGCGGCGCAACAGCGGTCGGTGCGGCGGCGACCGGGTCAACTGCGGTCGGCTGCGGGGGGGGTGGGTGCGGTCATCGTGCACGTGCCTCCTGGGGCTGATACGAGCACGCCCCGGCGACCGGGCCGGGGCATGACAAACACCCCGCAGGCGGGCGCCGTACGGGGACTGTTGACGGATCAACAGGCAAGGGTTGCCCTTGGCTGCTGCGCGATCGAGTGGAGCCAAAGCGGACAAAACGAACTGACCGCCAAGGTTGGTGCGGCGACCTACCTGATTGCACGCGAGTGGCTGCTACCGAGTACGCCCAAGTGGTCGGTGCATCTTAGTCACCCCGGGTTAGGGCAGGACACTCTCCTGTATCGCGGTTATGCCCTGACGCCCGAAGGGGCCAAAGAACTCGCGCAGGCTATTGCCAATGCGCCCCTCAAACCTGGGGCAGGGGTAACACCCCCCACGGGTAGGAAAGAATCGACTGATGAGCGACGAGTTCGATCACCTGCCAACCCCAGCCCGGCGCAGCGGGCGGCGCGACGTGCTGCGGCATCGCCGCCGGTGTCGGCGCGGCTGGCGCGGCGGGCACGACGGTCAGCGGGTTGGCTTCGGCCGGCGGGGTTCACCCACCAGCAGTCGTCATAGACCCACTCGAGGGCGCGCATTAGGCTGTCGCGGTCGGTCAAATCGGTGTCAGCGGGGGCGATTCGGGCGTCGTACAGGATCTTGCTGCCGCTTTTGGTATCCCCCTTGACGGCGATGCGCTCCTCTTGATCTTCCCAGTCGCGAAACGTCGCCTCAGCAACCGAGCCAATACCCGGCTTCCAAGAGTTGCACGTCTCGATCATGCGCGAACCGCTCTTAGATACGTTGTCCGCCAACGTATTTACGAACTCTTCGCCCGCTTTGCCGAGCCAATGCTCGGTTTCGTCGCCAACGATCGCCGTAGCCTCGGCACCCTCGGCTGAGGTGGAGCTGCTCGTAAGCGTTTCGAGCCTCCCACCGTCGTCGAGCTTGTGATACAGCTTCAAACCGGGGTCAAGGCAGTGGTCGGCGACGACGCGTGAACCCTTTTTGGCGAACGCGCGCACCATGCGCATCGTGTTTTCGGTTTGCGACTCCGCGACGGCGGCGATCTGTACCCAAGGCATCGAAACCGGCTGGCCGACGACGCCGCCCGGCGCTTTCGGGTCGAAATCGAGCAGCCGCACGGGTGCGCACAGCTCAACAAGCGCCCACACTGCAGCGTTCGGGCTCTTACCGGAGCCTTTCGCGAGCCGCCGCACGCCGTGGTTGTAGATCCACGTGCCATCTTCGTTCAGGCCGTACCAGTGCAGCCAGAACAGCAGCTGCCGGCGCGTCGGTGTGTAGCGCTGCCGGGCGCGCGGCCCGTTCGGCTGCACCAGGTACTTGATCGACCACTTGTAGGCATACCAGCCCAGCGTTAACCGCGGGGCTTCCATCAGGGCGCGCTTGAACGCCTCGTCATCGTCTTGGCCGCGCAGGAACTCCCCGCCCGGCATGGTGTCCAACCGGGCGGCAGGCGCCGCCAGCATTATGCGCCAGTATTCGGCACTAGGCTGATCACATCAGCGAGCGCATCCTCGGCGGCCTCGTCATCCTCGTCGCCCTCGCGGGGCTTCAACTCGATGCCGACGCGGCGCTTGTCCGCGGCCGACACGAGAATCGCGTTCAGACCGGCCTGAAACGTCGACCACGACTGCGCGCCGGGAATGCGGTTACCCCGCAACAACTTTGAGCCATATTGCAGTTCGATACGCACGCGCTGCCAGTCGGCGTCAGAGTAGTATTTCGCCTCAACACTGTCTTGTAGCGCCGCCCACAGGTCTTCAATCAGCGGGTGCGCGTCCTCGATGTTCAGCTCGCGCGGCGGGGCTGAACCCTCGCCTGCGACCTCAGCATCGGCGGCGCCGTAGCTGGCAGGCTTGTTGCGCCTGCGGCGTTGGCTGTCTCGCTTCGGGGTTGGTCCTGGCGGCATGGCGGCGACCTCCTGGGGCCGGGGGCGCTCCTGGCGCCGGTTACTTGTTGAACGGGAAGGGCAGCGCGTCGAGCACCTGGCGCACGATCTGCGCCGCCAGGTCGTCGAGCTGCGACAGATCGGGCAGCTTCGCATCGAGCTGGTCGAGCACCGCCTTGGTGACGTGCTCGGCGATTTCGGGTAATTCCTCGGCCACCTTGTCGGCGACCGCCTTGGCGATGATCGGGGCCACCGCGGTAGCGATGGCGGCGAGAATCTTGGTGAGCATCAGGGCCTTTCGTCGGCGGCGTTGTGGACGATGACCAGGCCGCCGCCGCGTTGGGGCTCGATCCTCGGGTTGCAGGGGCACACGGGGCCGTTGTCGGTCACGTGCTCGATCAGGTCGGGCGGCGTCGGCACCACGTGCACAACGTCGGGGTCGCCTCGACCAGCTCGGCGCCCTCGGCCAACTCGTCGGGATCGACGCCCAAGGGCTCGCGCTCGGGCGCGGGCTCGGCCTGGCAGGCAACCGCGGCGTTGGCCCAGTGCATGGACTCCTCAACGGCGGTCAGCGCCAGGGCCTTATGGCGCCCCGGTGGCACGATGCGGTCGAGGGCGTGGGCGAGGCGCTTGCAGGCGTCGCGCACGGCCTGGTGCTGCGCCTGGCGCTCTGGCGTCGTGGCCGGGTGATACGAGAACCGCTGCTCAACGTTGGCGGTGCTGCGCAGGTCGTGATAGCTCAAAACCGCCTCCTGGGCTTGTCATCTGCGCCGATGCCTTTTGGCCAGGCGTTAGCTGCCAGTACGAAAAGACCCCGCCCGACGAGCGAACGGGGTGGGTAAGTGGGATGCCGCCGCCTGCCGTGGCTACGAACGGCAGTCGGGGAACGGGGGGCTCGAAATGCGCGAAAGCGTTACGCTTGGCATGCCCTGCGACAGTAAGGAGAACGCATGTCCGAGAACAATTCAGCGACTGCGGCTGAGGGCACAGGAACCCAGGCCGAGACGACGAGCGAGGCGACGTTGTCGATCGAGTGGATCCGCGATTTCGCAACGCGGTGGATAGACGCGTGGAACTCCCATGAGGTGGACCGACTGCTGGCGCTCATGTCCGAAGACATCGAGTATCGCGATGACGCCCGGCCCAAGCCGATGCGCGGACACGCAGACGTACGTGAATTCCTCGAAGCGGGCTGGCGGGCATTTCCGGACATGACGTTCGAGCTGCTCAGCGGGCCTTATGTGATCCCGGGTGAGCCGCGCGCCGCCTTCCATTGGCGCGGTTGGGCCACGCACACAGGCCCGCTCGAACCGCCTGGCTTGGCGCCGACCGGCCGCCGCTGGGAGATCGACGGTGCGGACTTTCATGAGTATCGCGACGGTCGCGTGTGCAAGTTGCGCATCGCGTTCGACATGTTGAGCATCTCGCGTCAACTCGGCCTCATGCCCGCGGCGGGCGGCCCCGCTGAGCG